GTTGTTGGCGTTGTTATTGTTGGCGTTGCCGTCACTGTTGACATTGCAGAAGTTGGTGGCGTTGCCGCTACGAGGAGAACGCTCCCACCAGTAGTCCGCAGAACCATTGACCTTCTTGATTCTGGAATTACCGGCCTTGTACCACTCATACTGATTGCCCTCTCCGGAAACAGAGTAGGTGGTAGTACCGAAAATCTCAATCTCGGACAGCAGAAACAGCTTGTCAGAGGTGGTCTGCGTTCCACTGGAAGAACTGTTGCCGGTACCGGACTTCTTGTTTACCGACTTGATGACAGATTGCAGAGCGGACGGGAGCTGACTCAGGTAGGTACTCATTCTGCTTCTCATGGCAGAACTGTTCCAACTGCCAACATTGGTATTGCTGCTGTTCATCTGAGCGGTAGCGTTCAGACAGTCAACCATCTGGAAGGTAATACCGGCCTTTCCACCAGAAGTCAGATCATCATGGTTGAACCCGATAATCTGAACCTGATAATTGACCCCTCCGATGTTGACGGTCTTAGTGTCACCGACCTTGAAGAACTGCTGAGCCATACCCAACTGAGAACAGATACCAATGTCGGCCCACTCGGTATCTTCCAGATCATCTCCGATTTCAAAGGGATAGACCGTTACGATACCGATAACTTCGAGGGTATAGGTTCTGGTCTTCTGCTGACTGTTGAAGGTGTAGGTCAACTGCCAGTCACCCAGGACGGTAGGATAAAGAACCGCTTCTCCCCCAGAAACCCTTGCGCTGAGAACCTTACCGTCCTTGCTCATGGTAACCGTGGTACCGTTGTCCGCAATGACATGAACCTCGGCAGGAGAACCCTTCTGGCTCAGTGCGTACAGAGCGTCATTCACGGTGGGGTCAGACTGACTCAGTTCCAGGGCCGTCTTCGTGGTGTCGGACAGAAGATTGGCTTTGTTCTGGGGAGTGCCGACCACGGTACACCCAGCGGGGTTCAGGGAAATGTCCATGGTGGCTGTACCAGCTAAGAGCTGAGAACGCCATTCCTCATAGCTCTCAGGCATGGTGGTTGGGGCTTTCAATGTACGGGAAGTACCGTCCCCCTTGATAATGGTGTCTTTCATGTTATCCTCCTTTATTCACCGCTGTTATAGAGATTGGCGTAATAGAACGCTGCCACGGTGCGGTCGATTTTGGAGTAAAGCTCCGTTTCCACCTCGGTCAGTGTCTTGTCAATCACAAACAGCAGATATTCCATGTCATTTGCGACAGAGAATGTCAGTCCGTCTAAGGTGGGCGGGACTGCTGGCGCATCTGCCGGAAGCGAGAGCTGCTGACGCAGAATGACCAGATCATTGAGATAGGCCGTTGCGAGGGATTGTGTCGGGGTATCTCCCATGGCCCAATTTGTCTTAGCGGAAACAACCACAGAGGAAGGGTTATAAGGCACATGATAAATAGGGTCATCTGCAACTCCTTTCTCAGCCCGGTAAGCGTCAAGCTCATTAGGGATAGAAGTCATACGGTTCGCAATATAGGCAACCGCCTGTCCTACACGGTTCATGTCAGTGTAGTTATAGGCACCTTTCATTCCGGCCATGTATTCAGCCTTTTCCTCAACGGTGAGGGCATCAAGCCCTCCCGTAAGGATTTTGTTTTTCAAGGTGAAAACCCTGTCAACATCGGCCTGAGTGCGGTCATAGACCAAAGTATCAATGACGCTCATATCAATCCTTTCACCTTCATCTTTCCGCTCAGAGAGCCGTTGAATGTGATTTCATCGACCAAGATCAATGCGTCCATTTCATCGGTGTAAAGGGTTTGCAGACCGATAATATCACCAACTTCCATTTCCGGGTTACCCCGGTAATTGGCTTCATAGGTGTTCCGCATGGTCAGATAGCTCATGACATGATTGGCAAGAGCCGCACACATTGTATCGTTGGTAATGAGAGGGTTTTCCTCCTTGTCGATTTCACCCTCTAAGGCTACGGGGTAGGAAACGACCACCGAGTTCTCAGAGAGCGTCTTGCCGGTAATCACCACAGATTTAGTGCCGGAGGATAACACCAAATCCGCAGCTCTGGCATAGATGTTGGAGGAAACCAACGAACCGCCAGATACCGAGATATTTATATCTTGTGCCGGACCAGAGAACTCAACATGAAGCTGAGTCTCGGTGGTCGTTCCCTCAAAGAGTGTCTGCGAATCATTGTTCGCAGCGTAGGCGTACTTAGCAACCGATACTGCCTTGAGCTGGTCAATTTTCGAGATTTTCTGGCTCTTCTCATTGATGGAGGTAAAGTCCAGAGTAAAGTCAGTCTCTCGATAATAAATCTTGCTCACTCGCATTCTTCGGTAGGGTAGATTTCCGTACATGGTTACTTCAATTTTGGTACAATCCACCGCATTATTGGTAGAAATAAAAACCTCGGAAGAATCAACCTGTACGATTTGAGTGTCAAGCAAGGACGCTCCCTTGTAATACTTCACCTGAACAGAAGAAGGGTACTCGTCCAGGGGAGAATCAAACCGAATTGCCAAGACAGGAAGATCATGAGAAACATCGAATTCTTTGGTGAAGACAGGTGGGGTGGAGAAAGAACCGTTTTCCCCGGTCATTGCTTCGCTGATAAAACCCCTACCGGTTGGGTTCTCGTCTTGGATAATTACTTGATTACCACCATTTAATGTCCACCGGTTTAATTCAAGAGTAGCATAGGTGTTACCAGCGGTATTACCTCTGTCCACAGTGTTCCACTCGCTGTACCACAGATGACCGTTGTCGTTCCACTCGCCACTGTAAATGCCGGTCACGGTCACACCAAAGGGCTTAATGTGAATGATATTGTCATCATCGGTAAACAAGCGACAACGGCAAGCATGAGCGATAAGCTGCAAACAGTTCATATGGGTGTCAATGGGTAAAGCTGCCGTTGTGAACATCTGCTTCAAGGCAGGGTCAATATCCCAAGGGTTTGTCCCGTGTTCGGTTAGGGTCAGCCCTGCGTCTAACAGGACTTCTTCTGCCATATCATAAAAATTCTTGTTTCCCAACTTGCTCTTGTAGAAAGTGCCGCTGAGACTGCCGATCAAACCCGTACAGGAGAAAGTAGCCTGATTGTTCTGAGCCGTAGGCTTTCCATTCAACAGGTACTTGTCTGCCTTGAGCTTTTCGATTGTTCCATCTGGAAGCTCATATCCATACCGAATAGAGATAGGGGAATTCTTGTCTACATAGGAGTAGATACCTGTCGGATTATCCGGGTCATAATTGTGTTCGTAATCCATAATCACGAACTGCATGGTTTCGGTGGGGAGTCTTCGACTAAGAGGGTCAACATCGTGACTTTGCTTCACAGACACAATGTCCTTATTTTGAAACATTACCTCAACACCGTATAGAACTCGTTCCAGTCTGGGACGGCGGTAAGGCAAACATTTTCCGAAGGTGATTGTGATTTTATCGCATTGATCAGACCTTGCGGCAATAACCACGGTAGTTCCGGTAACAGGCTGTGTTACTGTTTCGCTCACCTGTCCATTCAACCAGAATTCTACCGCAACCATTTCAGGCCACTCTTGATACCGAGTATCAAAAGTTAAAGTCAGACCGGGAAAGTCATGAGGATAGGTGAAGGTTTTAGTCATAACCGCTTTAGTCGTGAACTCACCTTCATCATTACTCATAAGACTGGACACAAACCCATCGTACATTGTGCCGGAAGCCGGAACAATAACCGTATTGCCGTCTAACGCCCAGCGGTTCAGTTCCAGAGCTGCATAGGACTCTTCATAGTCAAAATTGTAGTCAAGCGTATCGAATTCAGAATAACTCTGCGCTCCATTACTGGCCCAACTACCATCGGTAGCCGCTGTTGCGTCTACATTTCCGAAGGAAATCTCCACATAAGAGCGGTTACGAAGCATGGACTTCATACTGGCTTTGTAGGCATTGCTGACCGCTTTCATGTGACACCTCCTTAAAATGGTTCTCCACAGTCAATCAGGTTGACTTTGCAGTTGATGTAGTCAAGCGGAAGCTGTGTGTTAGGGTCAAGGTGGAACGGCTCTGCGGTTCTATCGCCTGGGTACATCTTTCGAGTAGTCCAGGTATTGTTCACCATATCAGGGTAAGAAACCGTGACATAGAAATTGGAGAACTCTTTCAAAATGGCCGACCATTGTTCCGCAGTCAGGTAAGCCCATTCCAAATTGTTTAACTTCTGCTGTTCCCGGCCCACCACCTGACCGACTACAACCGCATTTGCGTTTCTAGCCGAGTCAACGATGGTGGCAACCATGAGGTTCAAGCCCCTTCGGGGGCAAGGATATTCATGACCATTGATTCTGATAAAAGCTGCCATGTCCTTACCCCCTTAGTAAGCGTTGGAAAATGCGCCGGAATTTACCCGGACACCTCTCTTCTGACTGTACCGATCATAAGACCGGCCAATCACATCGTCTCCGATAGATACAGACAAATCCTTGTCTTCAATGATATTCATGAGTGCGTAGATAGCGGCAATCACGCCGTCATTGGCAACGGTTACGCCAGCGGTGATACCTTCAACAATCTGGTCGTTGTTGGCAACAGCCGTTCTCCGCCCCATGCTGCCGACCATTTCTGCACCGGCTTCACGGGCAATGAAGAGCTGACCTTCGTCAACGAAGCCACCCTCTGCCAGTCTGGGAATAGACACTTCCGGGATAAGAGAAATCTTGATACCGAGAATACCCACCAGACCATTGATGAAGGAAATAACATCGTTGACAATACCGATAACTCCATTGATAAAACTCTCGAATAGTCCAAGACCGCCGTTCACAAATCCCTTAAAGGCATTGGTAATTCCATCCAACATATACTGAATTTTCTCAGAAAAGAAATCCCAGTTCAGGGCCACGGAGGAAGCCAGGGTAGCGGCACCGGCCAGCAGAAGACCGATACCAAGAGGGATACCAACGCCCGTTACCAGAAGCAACAGACCGAGGGCCAGCAATGCGGCACCGGCAGCTACTCCAATCTCTTTCAAAGTGTTCTTCACAGAGGTGACCACGGTAGTCCAGTTCAGAGCGGCAGTTGCGGCAAGACCAACGGCACCGAGAGCAATCAGCCCGATGCCCAGAGGAAGCCCGGCACCGGAAAGGGCCAGAATCACGCCCAGGGCAAGAACGGCGGCACTTGCGGCAGCGGTAATGATACTGATAGTGTTTTGCACTTGGCCAGACAAACCGCTCCAATTCGGCACGATTGCCGTAGCAATCATGACTGCACCGGACAACAGAAGCGCAATACCGAGAGGAATATTTGCACCAGAAAGAGCTAAAATAGCACCAAGGGCAAGGAACGCAATCGACACCGCCGTTGTGATAATGGTCAGAGTATTCCTGACTTCATCGGACAAGCCATTCCAATTCAAGACTGCCGCAGAAGCAAGAGTGGCACCACCAATCGCCATCATAGCAATACCGAGAGGAACACCGCCGCCGCTAAATGCCAAGATAGCGCCCAGAGCCAGGAGAGCGGTTCCAACCAACACTCCAATACGAGACAGGGGTTCACTGATCTCCTTAGTAAGCGTACCCCAATTCAAGGCCGCTGCCGTTGCAATACTCACAGCACCGATAGCCATAAGAGCAATGCCCAGGCCGGTAGCAACGCCGGTAAACGCCAGCATTGCGCCAACTGCAAGGGAAGCACCGGCCAGAATACCGGTCAGGGTGGTCAGTGCGTCAGTGATATTCTGGTTACTTGCATTCCAGTTCACAACTGCCGCCGTCACAATGCTTACTGCACCGAGGGCCATGAGTGCAATACCAAGGGGAATGTTGGCACCGGAGAACGCCATAATTGCGCCCAGGGCAAGCATAAAACCACCCACCACGCCGGTAATCAACGCTAGGGTATTTGCCAACTCTGTACTCATACCTCCCCAATTCAGAGCAATAGTGGCTCCAAGACCAACTGCACCAGCCGCCATAAGGCCAAGGCCAAGAGGGATATTAGCACCGTTCAGAACCAACATGGCACCAACAGCCAGAAGTGCGCCGGAAACAATTACGGTGATCTCAGCCAGGGAGTTTTCAATCATGGTTTTGATTTCACCAACCTTGGTGGAAATAGCGTCACCAAGGAAGTCATAATCGGGAAGTTCAAAATCAAAACCTCCCGCACCTCCACCGACACCACCGGAACCGCTACCGCTTGCTGTATCGGGAGAAAACACATTCAGTTCGTCAAAACCAGCGGTGTACTGCTTCAACTTCTTAGCAGCACCAGCGGCATCGTCAAGGCCAGTTGCCATGTCTTCGGCACCAGCGGCTCCAAGGGTAAGGCCGGAATAATCAACCTCTGTCATCTTGAACCCAAACAGAGAAGCAAGGGCATTAGCGATTTCCCGAATAACCTGAACTACCGCAATGGCATAGGGGAGAATGGCATTCAGAGCGGGAATGAAAATGTTGCCGATTGCTCTTGCCGCCATGGACAACTGCGCTTGCAGAATACGAAGCTGATTTGCAGGGGCTTCCAGTGTTCTTGCCAAGTCACCCTGAGCGGTTGTGACCTGAGTCATAATGGCATAGTATCGCAACTCTGCCTTTTCAGCCTGGGTCATAGAAGCCACACTCTTGTCGATACCCAGGGAAAGGGCAACCGCTTCCAATCTGGCTTGAGACAGGTCAAAACCGAGACGGCGTAACGGCTCCAACTCACCAGAAATGCCGGATTGTAGCTTCTGCATTGCGTCCTCAACAGAAATATTGAAGAAAGAGGACAGATCATAACCGAGCTGGGTCAGGTTCTTACTCATGAGAGCTGCTCGGTCTGCGGTATCACCAAATCCGGTCAGCAAAGTATTGAAAACGCCCTGGTTTCTAATCCAATCAGACAGGTCAATACCTAAAACTTCACTAACCGTCTGGCCATAGGCAAACGCTTCCTCTGCGTACTCTCCCATAGCAACGGTGAAAAGGTTCAAGTTCTCTTGATATTCGTTGGACTTAGTGATAGCAGTTCCGACAAGAGACGCTATTCTTCTCAATCCGTACAAAACGGCTGTAAACTTCAACCCACCAAGGACATTGCCAAATAACCCGGTTTGGGTGGTAGCATTTCGGATTGTATTGTTATATCTTTCGGTACTAACAATCAGCCTTTGAATTCTTGAAGGAAATGCCGAAAATCCAGCGGCAACCCTATTCATTTCATCGGCAAACGGCCTCATTGCAATAGCCAAATCATTCATTTGCCGAGAAAACTTGTCAATGTCAGCCTTTTCTAATTCTTCAATTACACTGGGAAGCTTCTTGAGCTGATTGATAAAGGTGGTAAGATTGGAGCGTCCTAATTCGGATAGGGGCTTCAATCCATTCGCTAGAGCAACGAGCTTATCTCCATCAGTCCAACTGATTTTAGAAAGACTTACACTCAAGGCATTAAGCTGATTTGGGATAGAGCTGGATAGTTTCAAATTGCCAAGGTCTTTCAGCGTTTTTAAGCTGTTTGCAATACGGGTGATTTTCTGCGACATATCACCACTATTCAAGCCTTTTAACGCATTGCTAAGTTCCTTAATACCCTTACTGGTCTGGGACAACCCATTTACGCTTCCGCTGGTTGCCGTCTTCAAACGACTTAGACTATTTCTAAGTGCGTCAAGACCCTCAACTGCACCAGCACTATCCTCTTGAATTTGAAATTCCAAACCCTGGATTTCGACATTATCAGCCATTCACTCCACCACCTTTCTTTTTGAATTTCTGGTTCGTAGCCGCCGCAAACATTTCCATATACTGCTTGGCTTTCATATCACTCTTCTCCTGAACAGTGACCTTCTGCTTTTTATCGCTCTTATCAAACAGCTCATACGGAGCGTCACGATACGGCGTAGGTTTCGTGCCTTTTTTCGCAAAAGCCCTGAGAACAGGAGAAGCGTCAATGAGAGCTTCATAGATATAGGCACCTTGCAACCATGCGTTTTGATTTGACAGGTCTTGCCGTATTTTTGCCGCCTTTCGGTAATGCTCTACAAGCGTAGCGTCCTTCTCCCAAAACAACTCATAAGTCATTCCGATAGACAGGTAATAAGGAAAGACCCGATTGAAAGCGTCTGTGTAAGCAAAACGGGGAGCGGGGCCTTTGTTGCCACCGCCCCCCTCGCTGTCGGACGAGCTGCCGCTTACCAAGCAGCCGTCCACTCCAAGTTTCCCTCGTCATTCTCAGACTCAGGGTCATCCAGAAGGGTCAAAAGAGGTTCGTTATACATCTCGACCAGCTTGGAAATCAGCTCGTCCTTGCGGTTCAGCCGATTGTAGATATTGTTGATCACATCACGCTTCACAAAGCGATGATTAGCCAGAAACGCACCCGCAAACAGGGTGGGCAGCAGGGTCATGGGCTTGCGCTCCACATCGGCAGCGATAAAGCCCTGCTTTTCCATGGTTTCGACACTCTTCCGGGTGAATTCCAGGGTATAGGTCTTATCGGAAGAGGGGTCTTTGATAATGAGCTGTTTAGCCATGATAAATCCTCCTTATCATTTACGCCGACTGAGATTACTCAGCAGAAAAAGTGATGGGGGTGGACGGAGCAATGGAGATGTTCATGTCAACCACCTCATTGACACCGCCGCCCACGGGGTACACGGAAAGCTGGCCCTCGAAAGCGAACTTACCGTTGCTCCCATCGGGAGTCACAGTGCCGCCGCTCTCCTGACCGCCGAACCACACGGCATACTTTTCAGTCTTGCCCTCAAGCTGCTTGAGAGACTGGAAAACCGCCATGTCGTAGTTGGCAACGAAGGACAGGCCGTCAAGGGACTGAATGCCGGAAATGTAGGTCTGCATATTGTCAGACAGGGTGGTGGTTTCCAGCATCTCAGGCTCGCCACCCAGGTCGGGGAATTCCTTAATGTCACACAGCTTCGTATAGGTGCTGCCGCTGGATTCCTCGTGCATCAGAAAAACCTTGTAGGTACTAATAGCCATGATCTTACCTCCTGTAAAGATTTTTTCCGTCCGTCTCGGCCTGATACCGAGCTACGATACGGTAAATGGTTGCATTTTCCAAATTGGGAACCGGGGACATTGCGGTGCGAATGAAATTACGCCGGTACATGAGGTCATCAATGACCCGCATGATACTTCTGCATTGTGCCTTTTTTCCGGTTGTCTTGTTGGAGTAAATGTTGATCTCATACATCAGTGTCACGAACTGTTCCGTATCACTGGTGCTTAAATGTTCCGTGGTAGGGTAATTGTCCTGTTCCACAATGCTCACATGAGGAAAAGAGGATGGAGTTCTAACATACTCTCCACTCACATTGATACCCGGAAAGGCTTCACGGAGAGCCTGAGCAATCGGTGTGTAAATTTGATTTTCCACATCAATCATCGAAAGACCTCCTTTGCCAAATCAGGTAAAATTCTTTTCAGCTCCTTTACAGTTTCGTACATAGACATATTGGCGGGATTACCGTGAGTGATAACCACGGCTTTCCCGTTTTCCTTCATACGCACCTCACCGTTTGAACCTGGGTCACCGTAGTAACCCCAAGACTGTTGCTTACCGTGACCAGCGCCATACTCTCCCCGGCGCATACCGAGTTCGGCAGCTTCCGGGTGATTATCCGGGTAAGTCACGCCAGTTCCGAATTCAATGAAAAGCACAGAAGAACCAATCGCCACGACTGCCCTAGCATTTCCCCCTCTCAGTTCAACAGAAACAGACACATCATTGGTTCCGTCATAGACCGCCTTGGCAAAATTGGCAGAAGCGATTTCAAATCCCCTCTGACTCAGGCGGTCAAGCAAAAGACTCGTCTTGGCTTTCAGCCATGCTTGATAACGGTCAAGTTCTCGAATGGCATTGTTAATTCCTGCAACAGAAAGAGGTACCTTGATAACCTTCACGACACATTCACCTTGCTCACAGCATAGGAGATGGAATTCAAACTCTTGGCAACCCGTTTTACAATGTAGTCATACAAAGGATTACCGTCAGGGTCATACTCAGGTTCTTTGTCGATGAACAATACGGAATTTTCATCAATCGGACAGGACAGGTCATCGGTTACAATAACCTTGTCATACGAGATGAAATTGCCAAACTGCTCCACCTGGGCAGAACCGGTTGCGGCAGAAATATTTTCCTTCCGCTGAACAGCTTCTTTGTAGATCACACGGTAGTCACCAGTTTCATTCCCATCATCATCCATCACGGGAACTTTCTTGTCGTATAGGAGATACCAGAAAGGGGTTTTATTCCGTTCCATCGTTTTCATCAGCAGTCACCCCATGAATCAAACCAGCAAACGGAACAATCTCACGAAGCAGAGTGGGCGGCACATCTCCGTCCTCATAAGAACGGGAAATACCATTCTCGCTGTGAGAAGTTTCCCCCTCAGCACCTCGCTTGTTCAACAAATAAGCGGCAATCTCTACCTGGTTGTAGGCATACCGGGCAGGAACCTCAGTTACGGAATCGTCATAGGGATAGGCTCTGCGAAGAACCTTATTCCCGGCGATAGAGAGATAGGTGGAAAGAACAGTATCATCAGTCTCACCGGTCATTGCTTTCAGCATAATCAGCTTTTCCGAATCACTCATGCTTTCCACCTATCCTTTCTCCATCAATTTCGATTAGCCGCCAGCGACTTCCTTGGTGTTCACGGGGTTGGACTCGTCATTGGCAATGAACACGCTCCGGCTGTACTTGGGAGCGGTGAAGCTCTGAGCAATGCCAGTAAACTTGCCGTGGTACCACTCGGGGCCGTGGTCAAGACCAATCTGACCGAAGAGCTGATACTTCTCACCGGCACCAGTCTTAGCCAGGGGTTCCAGGAAGAAGTTGCCCTTACCGGGAACAGGCTGGTATACGGGAGCCACCACATTCAGGTTCAGCAGCAGGGCGGTACCGGCAGGAAGGAATTCGCCCAGATACAGGTACACAACACCAATGGGGGTCACCACACTGGACAGCGCAATGCCGTTGATCTCACGAGCGGCAGGAACAACGGTAAGGCCGTTCTGCACAGCGTCAGCGTTGACCTGGAACAGGGTAGTAGCGTCACACCACAGAACCAGGCCGTCAGTAGGAGCATTGGCACCGTAAATCTTCTTTACCATATCGGCAATGTCCCACAGACCCAGGGGCTTACTGCCCATGGCCTTGGTATTGGTAGTGATCGCTTCCACCAAACCACGGGTCTTGTTCACGGTTGCGTCAGAGGTAGCCTTGTTGAAGGTACCCTGAATGAAAGTGAACTCAATGTCACGGTTCACCTTCTGCATCTTGGCGGCAACCTGGAAATCCAGCTCATTGATAGGATTGGCTTGCTGGTTGGCAATGTTGATGCCGCTCAGAGTACCCATATTGGACTGCTTGGCATAGGAAATGCCAACGGACTCCTGGAAAATCTGAGTCACATTGGTCTTCTGCTCACGGGTCACAACACTGGCTTCCGGGGCAGTCAGAGAGGCAGTCTCAGAAATGGAGGGCTGAGAGCCTCCGCCAGTGGTGTACTCCTGACCGGTAACGAACTCAACATGATTGGTGGTCTTGGCTCTGCCGCCGATAATGGAACTCAGCGGACACCGGGTATTGCCCTTGTTGAAGAGCATACCGGAGTAGTTCAGAACACCAAAGCTGGTAGCAATAGTATCTGCCATGATAATTCTCCTTTACTCTTTATTGGCCTGGGCTTCTTCCTCAGCTTTCAGGCGAGTGTAGTAAGCGACAGCGGCAAAATCGCCGTTCTTCTGCGCTTCCTCGATTTTCTTGCCGTAATCAACGGCACCGCCGTTATCCCCGTTACCGGGGGTCGGCTTGGGGGTCTTCTTGAGAGCGTCAGCCTTGACCTTCTTCGCATAATCCTCAAGGAACTTGCTCTGGTTGGCAAAAACCTTGGCACTGTCACCGTCAGCCATAGCCTTAGCGGTATCCTCTGCCAGAGCTTCATCGTAGCCCTGAGCAATGAACTTGGCCTTGTACTCGGAAACGGTCTTGCCCTTACGCAGCTCAGACAGCTCCTTTTCCATCTGGGCCAGCTTGTCAGCATCCTCCTGCTTCTTCTTCTCATCCTCGGACAGAAGAGCATTATGCTTACGCTTCCACTCAGCGGCTTCGGAATTGGCCTTGGAAAGAGCGTTCTTCTGCCGTTCCAGCTCGGCAGCGTTATCCTCATACTCAAAGGCTTCCAGGGCTTTCAGCTTGTCTTCTGCGGACATATCCGCATAACCCTCAATCTTGCTCGTGTCAATCTTTGCCATAACAAATTCCTCCTGCGTTTAACAAGGCTGTTCACTCAGCACTATTTTCTGTTTTTGTCGGGGTTGTCTCCCCGTTGCGTTTTTAAGTCTTCACTGACCGTATGGTGACCTTGGTGGGACTTGAACCCACACACCTACGGCTCTTGCCATTGAGCTACAAGGTCATAAAAAATAGGGCTACCGGAAAAGCATTTCTACTCTTCCGATAGCCCGTAATGGCTGTTGCCGTTATCTCGATATAACGACCTCATATTTCTTTTTACTGGCCGTTTCCCAAACTACCAGCTTGCCATTCCTTACGGCAATTTCAACTCCCTTACCACGGGAAAGTATTTCATTGATCTCCTGAATCGCCCTTGTTGACAGGCTCACTACCGGGTTCATTTCCATCGTTCCCTCCCGCCTGAGTTTTCTGCTGTTCAGCAATCTTTTGTGCCTTGGCTTCCTGTTCTGCCACATACTCCATGCTCATTTTGTAAGCAACCTGGGGGTCGGAGAACATTCCACAATGAATGAAAGCCAAAATAGGAGCAATCTTAGGATTGTTCAACATAGTAGTGAGAACATTGGCCTTTTCGCCGATATTCTCGTAATTCCGGCGAGTGAAGCGAATGTCGATAGCCGACAGCTTCAAGTCCAAATCGCTCAAATCCCGGCAGATACGAAGCAACAGCTTCAAAAACTGCTTCTCGGACTTTTTGAACATTCTCTCAGAATCCTTGGCTCTGGCTTCTGCCGCAGACCAACCATCTCGCATAATGACCGCAGAACCGGTATCACTGGTGGAAGAACCACCGTTCCGGTTCGGCATACCACAAATTGTAAGGATAATATTATACATACTATCCACCAGCGTTTGTGTCTGCGTCTGGTTCAACTCGGCAGTCAGGTACTCAATCTCTGCCTTGAATTGAGGGTCAATGTCCTTGTACTTGATTGCCCCTTCATCACGAAGTTTCTGGTAATCCTCAGAGCTAATATCGACATTGTGGAAGAGCATGAGTGCCTGAACAAACTGCTCAACACCGTCAATCCGGTTAGACTCCGTGGTATTGATTGCGTCCAGAAGAGGGAGAACGATTTCAAAAGCACCCAGGCGGGATTTGTTCGCAGGATACTCGATAATGGGAATACCCAGGATTTGGTCTTCGCTCCGCCTAATTCTCCAAGTGTTCTCAACCTCGAAATAGTGATCTTCCGTATAGCAGCTAAAAACCAGAACGCCGTCATCTCTCAGAATATACTTTACGCCCATCATGGCTGGATTTCCGAGAGCAACGGAATAGACCACAAAAGCAAATCTGGGGTCAAGTGTGAAGATTTCAAAAGGAGCTTCGTCCTCCTCCACATTGGCTTCCCCATCAGGAAGAACCATGCGGTAGGAAGTACCGCAAATGTGCCACCACTCGGCCAGTTCTGCGTCCGCAGACGGCTTATCCTCAGAAAGAGTGTAATCGTTCAGGAGAGTAACCGCTTCCGTGATAGCCGTATCGTCTTTCCGGCTGACATACTGAACAGGCTCCCCCATCAGATAACCAACCTTGAAGGAAACGATCTCGTTGGCTCGGTTCTCAACAACTTTGTTGTTGATTTCAGGGCGAACATCCTTTTTCCGGTAAAGGATAGGCTGGTCACCCTTGTAATACCGATACAGGTAGTTAATATCTGCCTGGTTTAGAAGATGAACGAATAGGGCCTTTTGAAGAACATCAATGATGTTATTGTCGTTGATTTCGGAAACATCAGTATAAATCACTCTGCGTCCAAATAACGCTCTGGCACCCATTCAGTTCACCTCCTTCCAGACTAATTCTTCATACTTCATAATATCAAAATATCCAATGGTTGTCAACACTTAACCTTTTAGAATACCATTGGAGAACTCATTTGTCAAAAATTTCGTTCAACAGGGACGCTTGAACACCTCGATCTTGCCTCCCTCAAGCATACGAATTTCGTTTTCCAGCAGGGCTAGAGAATCAGGAGCGTCATCGTGGGGAACCTTACCGCTTCTGGTGTAGGTGGTCAACTCCTTCATAAAATTCCAATACTGACTACCTCTCTTGTAGGTGGAAGGGTGTTTGAAATAGAAATTCTTTTTGATGTTGTCGGACGCAAACTCAATACGGGTCTGCTTGTTGGAAATCGTTCTCTTCGTGCGAATACCAATAGAATATCCCATCTGACGCACGATCTCTGCCACATCACGGGCATAATACTGACCGGCATTGTTGGACTCAAAAATGGCAGAAGCTACTTTGTTGGTAATCAGACACTTGGCACATTCCGGTTTTGTTACCTCAGCGGGAGAATCGTCAAAGACCACATCGGTAATATACACCGACCGGCCATAGATGACTGCTACCGGCATAGAGGTACTGTCGCTTCCGCTTTCGGCGGTATCTCCTACGGCAATGATGGTATCGGGGTCAAGGTCAGGCGGCAGCTCAAAGAAGTAATTCAGCTCGTCCTTGTTGAACAATAAGCCCTTGGCTTCAAAAGGCTGTTGCTGAAACTCACTCTCAAACTGCTCAGAGGAAAGAAGTTCCCTCTGCTCCCGGAAGTAAGCCGTTGTGAAAATCTTCTGGCCCTCCCGCTCATACTCATAATTGCTTTCGTCCGTGATAGGGTCAAGAGCCGGAATCTCGATTGCCCTCCAATTCCACCCCTCTCTTTGAGCGTATTCCTGCACACGGCCAATAGGGTCATAAATGGAATATCGGGTACCGGTAAACACCATGGGCGTACCTTCAATGGCACGACCCATAATATCGCCGGAAATGACTTCCCACTTATCATCGAGCCGCTGCCGGTTTTTAGCTTCCTCACGGCCCTCTACGCAGTCATCGAGATAGAGAACATTCGTAGCTTCGGACAAACCTACCTGACGAGCGTCAATGGAACGGCACATGATGGTAGGGAATCTGGACTTGGATTTAAGATTGATGATCTTCGTATCGGCTCCGGTCTGAACCAGACGAGCTTCCGGGAATACATCGTAGAACAGATATTCATTGGGAACCGTCAGATATTCCAGGCACCCATTATAAAAGCTCTTTACAAGGTCATCACCGGTTCCTTCCATGAGAGTAGCCCTGTCAGGATACTTGCCGGAAATCATATTAACAAAATTGATACCAGTTTGGGACTTTCCTGCTCTCTTGGGCATAGATATTGTCAAAAGACGCAGCTTTTTGTCAAGAATATCTTGAAAACCCTGCACCATAGGCTTCAAGTAATGCCGCCTGGGAGCATAAAACCTCTTTTCCGGCTTCCTGTCAAGCTCGATGTAGGTCATGAACGCATCGAACTTATAGGGAGCGTCAAACAGAAGACTCTTTCGCCATGCTTCATAGAACTTTTGAGCTTCCTTCGGATTGCACACTCTTAACTGCTTGGCGCAAAGACTTCTCAGCTTTTCATTCAGGTCGTGAGCCGCCTGAAAATCAATTTCTTCCCACTGACGGCACAAGGAAAGAAGGTCGATATAAGCCCTCTGGTCATACGGCTTATTTTCAATATGCCGGACAATATTGTTTGCCAGTTTCACATAATCCATAATTGCACCTCACATGATTCCAAGCTGCTGATACACAGCGTAAATCTTCGGAAACTGAATGGCAAACCAGTCCACCATTTCCTCATTCTTTGCCCAGGCTTTTTCGGGAGAAAAACTGTTCCATTGAAGACCGGACTCGTTGAGAAACGCATGAATGACTTCATGCCGTAGCGTACAATTCTCCTGACTCTTACGAACCTCTTCCGGTTCATCGTCCCAATTCGGAACCGTACTCAAATCAAGATAATAAATGCGGTGGTCATCGGTAGTACACATTCCACCGTAATTCATCTTGCTCATATATTCATTTTCATCAGCCTTTACACGATAAACGGAATACGGAGTGCCAAGAACATTGATTTTCTTTACCAGCTTCATAGTTACCTCCAAAAGAAAACGGACTACCGGATTTCTCCGATAGCCCGTAGTGGCTGTTACTCTTGCCCCTGCAAGAGCCTTACAGTATTCGTGGAATGATAAATGCTAAAGCAAGTAAGGCTATAATTGCCAGGAGTAGATAACCTATAAGCTCCCCAAAGAACTTCACCTTAACTCACCTCTATACTTAGTATATCACTCCTGCTGATTTCGTTAAAGTCTGCGTCATTGACTGAGAGGGAAAATTCCAGAGTTTTGACCTCACTGTAATCGGAAATCCCGGCAGTCTCGTTGTTGAAACTCATGGCATACGCCAATTTCTTACCACCTTGCATGGTGGCTGGGGTTCCGCTTACAAATTGAACCATGGAGTCATTCACAGACGAGTCCATAGGAAGAACCGTGATTTCCTGGTCACTCAGGTTTTGGAATGACAGGTTCACCGCAGTCATACCCTCCACCACGGGAAGGTCACTGACACCCTCGAAGGTCACCTCAACATATTCGTCCTTGTAGATAACTTCTGCGGATGACTCCACAGCAGCTTGCTCAGGCTCAGAGGACGAACCGCAGGAACAAAGGCCCAGAATCATCAGAGCCACTACTAAAATCGACAGCTTTTTCATATTATCCAGCCCTTCTCACTAATTCATACCAAGTGGTTCTGCCAATACCCAACTCCCTGCAACAGTCAGCAACGGTCATCTCGCCCTTCTTTTGCTTCTCTCGGCAACTCTCAAAGGCACTCTGATCTACAACAATAGGTTTCCGGCCCTCACGCCAATTAGGGTCATGCTCACGCTTGTAGGCTTTTCCGTCAGAAGTACGCTCTACAATCATGTCACGCTCATATTCAGCAAAGGCCAGCATGACGGTCACCATGACCTTACCCATCGGGCTATTATCAGCAATACCCATGTTCAGGATATGCACCGTGATACCTCGGTCAACCAAATCCCGTACCAGCAAGGCACCTTCCGGGGCAGTTCGGGCAAACCTGTCCAGCTTGCAAACCACCATTTCGTCACCGGCTTTCAACTTGGAAAGAAGGTCATCAAATCCAGGTCGTTCCATGGTGTGTCCAGTATAGGTGTCAAGGTAGATGTTCTCACGCTGAACACCAGCCGCTATCAAACGGTCAACCTGATCTTCAAGAGACATTCCATAGAGCTTTTGCCCACGGGAGCTGACTCGACCATAGCCGTATCTCATTTTGACTCACCGTCCGCAGAAAGAAGAGCGTCCAAGTCATACTTCTTGTCTTCGATCTGGTCAATTACGATTTGGTCAGCTCTGCGAGGGCCGGGTTTGCGTTCCTGAATCACAATCTCATAGCCCAAGACATTCAGCATCTCAACCGCACTGTTGAAAGACAGGTTTTCGCTCCGAAGACGGGAGCTAATCTCATTGCCCCGCTCCTTACCCAGAGACTTAGCCATGGTCAGCAGAGAGACATTTTTCTCTTTCATGATATTGCGAATGGCTTTGTTGATAAACATTGCTCTCACCTCTTGTCTACACTATACACTGAATATATTAAGTTGTCAATAGGGAGTTAAATAAATTTTGTTACTGAATATATTTGAGTATGATTATATTTTGTGCCTTTTTATATTTTTGAGATTTTTGAAAGTGGGTTACCTGATAAAAGGCTTTTTGTTTTTGTGGGAATTTTCGGCACTCACCCCGCCTCGGCCCCCGGCCATATATCCCCCGGCCCCCTGGCCCCTAGTATCCTGGTAAAAGCCCCATATAATGCAGATCACATAAAATTAGGATAGCAGCTAACAGCGAAAAAAAGAGAATGGGCATATAAGGCCATACAATGCCCTACACGCCTATTTTGTCTTTGCCTATGTTCCTATACTGCTATGCTATTAAACGCCCTATACAGGCCATTATAGAGCCATATAATAGGGCATAAAAAGAGGGCCAGCGGATAACCCGCCAGCCCTTCAATTATTTATTCTTTTTCACGCAATCAAATAAGATCATGAGGAGAAAAAGCAATACCGCAATAAATACCATACCAGACAACCCCGTTTAACTAATAGTGAATCGCTTGCAAGAAACTGTTTTCATAAACTGCTGCACAAGCTCGGGAAAACGAGCTTTAATGGCGGTAGTATCCAGGCGGGACGATTGAACGGTTTTATAGCTAACTTTGTATTCCCCGGCAATGACCGTTTCATGATCTCCCATAGCTGCCTTTATTTTGTCGCTGAGAGCTTCCATTTCGGCGGTGATTTCTTCTCGCATTCTCAGCAATTCCCGATACTCCCGGCAATCTTTCTCAATGAGCTGCTTATAATCCATCATCTTTTCATGTCCTCCACTTCTTTCATAACCTGGGATTGAATGGCCTTATAAATATCAGTGCTTTCCTTGTCAAGCCGAACCGGAAGTATAAAAGCCGTCATTGCGTCATCAAATCCGTATTGAAACATAATACCAGTGTTTTCCCCTTTAATCCTGGGAGAGATACCCCGGAAGGGCGGTAAAAACCTCTCATCAATCATGCAATAGGTTTTTTCATTGATAATGACTTTTGCAAAGCCGGGTTCTTTACAGCCGCCACGCTTGCAAGCGCAGCTCCATTTGGAAATATAGGCGGGTTCATATTCGAGCGGCTTAAAGCCAAAAAAGATCTTTTCCAAATTCTGAGCCGGTTTATCCTCGCTGGGCAGATCATCAAAGGATAAATCGAAAGCCCTGGCAACCTGGGAAAGCGTGGTATCCTTGAAGCGGATAATCATATAAGCATCACAGAAATAGCTGTCACCGTCTTTTTCGGCCCAATAGCAACGGTCTTTCATCTGCACATTATTCTTTTTGCTGTCCTTGTAAAAACGCTTAAAAGCGGGAACCTCGATACCCATAAATTCACGAATTGCCATTTTAATACCCTCCTTAAAACTCAAACACAATATAATTTCCATTGCAAACATGAAGAACGGTAGTATGATCTTCAAGCTCTTTTACCAGATCTTCAATATACAGATCTTTGTAATTCTCCCATTCATCCGGGTTAATTTCGTTTTCCTCCATCCATTCATCACGGTTAAGCAAATAACCATAATCAGAAATCATACTATCAAAATCCAGGGCGGCACCGTGATCACCGAATTCCGTACAATCGCAGCAGATAGCAATAACATCGAATTCCATATTTTCATCAATTTCATCATAGTATTCCAGAATTGCGTCAATCCCGTTCATGGAATAATAATCACGGTCATAACTTTCAAATTCCCGTTTTGCGTCCCAGGTATTAATTGTCTTTTTCATGATTATAACCTCCTTAAAGTTTTGCACTGAATTTATTTTGTGCTTTCAATATACACTGAATTTATTTTGTTGTCAACCCCTAAACACAAAATATTTTTAGTGCTTTTTCGGCCTATATAATGTATCCGAAAACTCAAAAGAAAACGGACGGTGACGGGTTTACATAAACCGTGGCACCAAGAACCAGGGCCGGAGCCGACCGCCCAGGGGCCAGAAGATCACCGCCAGGGCATAACAAAGCCGCCGAACCTCTCAAGAAGCTCGGCAGCTCGTCATAGTCGATAGTCGTTAAAGTCGGCGGGAAAGTCGATAGTCGCAATAGTCGCTTACTCACCCTCGTCATAGTCGCTGGCAGAAGACTCAATATACTTCTGCTGTAATTCTTCCGGGGAAGCAGCTTCTCCAAGCTGGTTATTGGGTGTCAGCACCACTTCCTGCTTGTCCTGATAGCCCATGTTGTTCTTCATGAGAAAGATACCAGCAACAGGGTTAATCTTACCGTTCTGCATATAGTTTTCCATTTGAGCGTTCAAATTTTGATACGCCTTTTTTATAAGGTGGCGGCTTTGGGCGGGAATATAGGCACTATCGACATTATTAAGCCACTTCCACAGAGTTGTTCTATCCACTCCAAAGGCGCAGGCCATACCAGCAACACTCGGTTTCATATCGTCCTCAATACAAATACCGAAATATTGCCTAATCCTCTCAGAAACCTGTTCAGGCTCTCTCATATCCACTTCCGGCCAATCCCACATTCTCATGGTGTGTTGCAGATACTTCCGATTATCACCGGGGTCAGCATGAACACTTACCGCATCAGTTCGGTCAGGTCGCTTATTCCCGCCAGTTCCCTTCGGACGGCCACGCCCTCTCTTCGGAACTAATTCTTCACTCATTTCGATTCTCCTTTCTTGGTGAGTTTGGTGAATGATTTTCGGATTTTGGCATAAATCCTCTTATAGTACTCTCTATATAGGGACTTTATAGTAAAAACCTGAAATGATTCACCAAATACACCAAAAACACTAATTATATTCAGTTTTTGCTAAAAACATTCAGTGGTCACTAAATATATCTCACTCTTCTGCCATTCTTTGCGAACTCATTTAAAATAACGCTCACAGTCAGTCTCCCGATGTTCCCAACAAAGTCGCAGCGGAAATGTTCTTTGTCCATTTCAGTGAAACAGTTGCCGAGATCAATGACCAAATATTTCGTGTTGAAACAGGGATATTGCGTCAGCTCAGGAGTCGCATAGATGACCACATCTCTGTCCTCAGTCGCTCGAAACAGGTCAGAAGTTTTGGAATGAGCAACGGTCACAGTCGCATCATTTTCAATCAATGCCTGAGCCAGTCCCTTAACCGCATGACCCCGGCCTACGATGGTGATAGTCTTTCCAACCACCAATCCCTGTCTCAACAAAAGGTACAATATCCCCAGGGCTACGCACGATATTCCGGGAGCTTTGATATTATCAATGTCCACATCAGAAGTGAGCGGGTATCCCTTTATGCCAGGAAATTCCGTGTCGGCCACGACCCCGGTATAGGGCGGGGAAACCTTACCAAAGTCACACACAAGTCCCATAGAGTCAGCTTTGCGCTTAATGGCATTCAGGAAGATACTATCCTTCTGGCCCAGCAGCAAGAGCTTACCTGGAGTGTCAGCGTAAAGTTCCTTGGTCTGAGCGTCCAGGCTTTTGCAGAGCTGGTCAATTCTCTTTTGAATGTCCATATCGAGTAGACTCCTTTTGCTCACGAGCTTCTTTGTTTTTCATGACAAACTCATGAAACAGATAGAGGTGTTTCACGGCTTCTCGCATCTCTTCCCCGGAAGAAACGAAATCTGTTGCCGGGAGCTTTTCAAGGTCGTTGGTGAGCCGTATCATTCTACGGTAGAGTTTGACCTTCTCATTTTCCGCTTGCATCTCAGGAACAACCTTGTAAAAATCGGCTTCCCTGGTATTGAACTCGAAACCGTCTTCGCAAACCACTTTGGTTCTCTTGGGAGTGATTCTCTGAATGACATGAGAGTAATAGAAAGTCAAGCCAGTATCTTGCGCCCAGCCGTAGCGGATAATTTCTCGGGTGCAAAACTTCATTCCGACTCGAAGATCATCTTTCGGAATGATTTCCTCGAACTCATTTCTTTTGTAAAGCACTGTTCCGTACCTCCCTCCAGATGGTGGAAATATTTTCAGTGTGAAGAGAAAGCATTTTCTCCCTCACCAATTTATCAACCACCTGACCGATTTCATTGTATCCGCACATGACCCTCAGCCGTTCAAGGTTATAAACAGACTGAGAAGCAATCAGCATGGAAACCCGGCGCAGATTCTTCTTACCCAACTCACACACTTCCCTTCAAACGAATATCCCGGTAGGAGGGATAGCCAGCATAGACGGTCTTACCGCTATGCCACTCAGGGTGAGTTTCCATATCGGCATTGAACCGCTTTGCGCTACACACAAAGTAGCCGTTGGACTTGCACCAAATCTTATAGGCATCATACATGGACTTGGCTCGGGTGACTACGCCCTCAACCTTTTCGCACTTCTCTTCCAGGAATTGCAGAACCAGGTCGTTGTCCTTCTCATACTGCTTGACCACCTGACGCATAGCCGGGGACATTTTCAGGCCGAACCGCTTATACTTGAAGTAGCCCTCCAAGAGCCAAGTGAAGATACCCTGCATAGCCTCTGGGGTTTGGAACTCCGTTTTCAGGTTCTTGTCCTGCTCGTCCTCGGAAAAGTGACGGTTGAACTCGATCACCCTCACACGGTCAGAGGCGAACAGGCTTTTGTCATTGACAGAGGGAAGGTCATTGCAGGAAAGCCAAAGCGTGAACTGAGGAAGGAAGGTAGCCGCAGCTTCATAAAGGTTCCGGGCCTTGATTTCCTCACCACCGGTAAGCTGTTTAATGGTTTCCTCGTCCAGCTTGCCATACTGATTGCTCTCAGCCATGGTCACAAACCGCTTACCTTTTAGAGAAGCAAGCATGGGGTTGGCGGCTTCGGCGTTCTTCGAGCGGTCAGACTTGCAAATGATCGACACGGGGGAGACAGACGCATAATCGCCCAAGAGATGGTGAATAGCACTCAACATGGTAGACTTGCCGTTTCTGGTAGTCTTGCCGTGAAGAATGAACATACATTCCTCGTTTGCCATGCCCAGCATCGAGTAGCCAAGGGCCTTTTGCAGATAGTCAGCCTTGTCCTGGTCATTACAGGTAACTTCCTTAATAAACCGCTCCCACCGAGAGCACTCAGCGTCTTGCAGAGTGTAATCGAAATTGGTCTGCATGGTCAGAAAGTCGTGCCAGTCATGCTCCCGGAACTCCATTTTTTGAAGATCATAGGTTCCGTTCAGGCAGTTAATGAGAAAGGGGTTTGCGTCAAACTCGCCGGAAGCGATAGGCATAACACTGGCAGCGTCTTTCATGAGCCGGTCACGGAAACGCCGGTCACCCATTTTCGCAATGAACTTCATGTACTCTCTTCGGCGGTCTTCGTTATCAATCTCTCCGCAATAAAGAGCCATCAGGCGGCAAAATTCCTTGATCTTCTCAGCTACCAGTAGAGAGCCAATGTCTTTTCTCCATGCTCCCTGAGAGTAGGTGAACCAGCACTTTACTTCCGGGCAGTACCGGGTATCATTCTGGTAACACTCGGAAAACAGTTCGGCCATACCGGACTCGTCCCAAGAATAGCCGGTACTACTGATTTGGTGACTTCGCTCAGGTTGAGCTTCCTTGATGTAAAACATCTTGCGAGATAAATCCTCGTCCATGATGTACCGGCCATTGGAGAGCTGAAAAAGCTCCTGCTCTTCCTGATTCAAGATTTCATCTGCCATTTTTCGTCACCTTCCTCATTGATTTGGCTATTACCAGCATCGAACAAGCCTGAGCGTCTTCGTCCCACCACGCACATTTCTCTTCGCAACAATGCAAAACTTCGTCAGCAGAAGCATTGAAAGGACAGTATTTCTTATTCTCCATCGTTTACACCCCCCCCATAGAAGAAAGCGTTCTTGAGAGCCGTATCGACATGGCTCATGATCTGCGGCGGCAGAGTACAAATGTACTTCCAGTCATCGGTCACATCGACCACACGGACTTGCTCACACTCAACCATGCTGGGTTCGAGCTTTTCCCAAGTGACAGCGATATGAGTGGGAAGCTCCATCTTCTTGAACTTGGTGGTCAGGGGTACCACAATGGAAGTAGGAGAGAACTGGTTTCCCACATTGTTCTGAACGATCAGCCAGGGGCGGCAACCTCCCTGAACATGGCTTTTCTCAGGGATAGGAAGGTTGATAATGACAACATCTCCACGCTGGTAAGGTTTCATAATTACCTCCAATATCTGAAACGGTCGAAGAAACCTATTTGATTTCTTCTATCCTTTTTAATAGCTTCTTTGGTTTTCTGCCACTCTTCGCATTCTTTCTTGTACCTATCGCAGGAAGCGTGACAGTTTTCGGTTCGGAAATGACAGTCATGGCAACACTTGATGGTGCTTTTCATAGCTACCTCCTGTACCTTGTAACGCTGTTTACGATCTGCTCCACTTCGGAGCGGGGCAAAGGAGGTTTACAGGCAACAGAATTTGCATACAGGAGTTCTTTGTAGATTTCCGACTTGGAATACCCCTGATTGTGCATCTGTCCTGCCAGCGAAGTCAGACTCAGATTTCGGCTACCGGTTGTGATGGGAGGATATTCCGGTTTGAGAGAGATTTTCCCTTTTTCCGGTTTGTGGTAAATCGGAGAATATATCCGCTGCGGGGAAGAGCTTCCGGTATTGTCTTTGGGAATGTCCTGAAAATATTTGGATACGATGTAATCAATCGCTTCCTGGTTTTCAATGATCTTGGGATAAATCAGGACATTTCCGGTCATGATGAAATAGCGGCCATCTCTGTAAATCTCCACACCATTTCGATTATTCCGTCCCTTAAAGGGGAGAAAACCTCTCAGCAGAATATGAATCCCTCTTCCGCTTCGGCTTTTCTCCGTATAGGAATGGCACCTTCCGACAATATCTCCTGTCATGGAATTCAGAAACCCGTCTTGGTCAAACCCCATGTCCAGGTCGATACCGACCAGATTGGTGTCATGAAACACATAGCCCAGGCCGTCATAGGTTCCATTTACAACGGCTTTCTCAGCGGCTTCAAAGGAAGACCATGTATCAGGGAGAGAAGAAGAAGCGGCTTTTTTGATAGATGACTGCATAGGTATCTTAGAGTTATTCCAGACATTCACCCATGCTTTTTCCTGTTTCAATTCAGGCGGGAGGTTTTCATATCTCATGGGACTACCTCAGCTTTCATAAGGTGACGGCAAACTCCAATCCCAGGTCTGCCCACCTTCATACTCATTTCGGAAGTAATTTCTTTCCCCATCACCGGAAAAGAAAAGATAATCCGATGGAAGCACTCGACCCACATCAGACTCTCCCGCTTTCTCGTCAAAGTATCTGGTCAAAACATCTTCACAGAGAGATTTCAGAGTTTCGTCAACAGGATTATCAGGGGAATATCCTGCGAACTGGTAAGGCGCACTTACAACTTCAAGGATTCCTTTCCCGTAAGCGTCACACCGATTCAGAACACACCACACACAAGCTGCCTTTTCTGTATCAGAGGGAACACCTCTCGCTTCTCCCCACAGCATTTGAGCCAGGGCCACGGCTTCTTCTTCGCTCCAAAGCGAGAGAGAGGGAGAAGGAGATTGTGAGATAACCGGACTTTCGGGAGGTTCTGTGATAGGCTCTGACGAAATCACTTCTGATTCATTGGAACAGGCCACTAAGACCAGAAGAGAAATCGCCAGAGCCAAACACAATTTACTCATTCTCGGGTTCCTTTTTCTTGGTTGCCCTGGTTTTCTTCATGGCAAAGAAGAACTTATTGTCTACGCATACCGGGTAACCGGGAAAGCGGTTACTGGCCCTACGCTTTCCGTTGTCATAGATTTTCTGAGCTTCCTCGAACGGCATTTCACCGGACACATGATCGGCACCGGCCACCATGATATAAGGGACTTTCCCATTATTGTTCACGAATGTCATGAAGACTTCCCCTTTCTCGGTTCCACTGTTCCACATCAACGCCGATCTTTTTCAGCATCTCTTTACAGAGCCAAGGATACTCTTCCGGCATCTCGTAATGCTGAACCAAACGGTCATGTTCGGCAGTAAATGCTTCATAGAATTTCCGAAGACGCTTAGGGCCAAAACCCAGATGAACAGACAGGGTGTAAAGAACCATTGCGTCAATGTCATCGGTATATCTCTTATCGGCTTCAATGATTTGGCGGTTGATTTCCATTTCCATTGCCTTGCGTTCAGCCGCCGTAAAAGTAGCCCCGTAGACCTTTCCACCGGCTTTCTTCACAAGCCTGGTCAGCTCACCTCAATGTCTTCAAAGAACACGGGGTAATGGGCCAGGAGAATGTCATAGACCATCTTTGCGACTACACGCATATCCGGGTGGGCGGCGGGAGCACAACGCAGACGCAGGAAATGTCTCCACTCCCTCATGTTGGCCGTCATAACAACCTCGGTCTTGAGGGAATTGGGGAGGACAGAACGAGCTTCCTGGGGACTCTGGCCGAAAGTGAGAAGGTCAAAGTAGGCTTCCTCCGCACAATGACAGGCATCTTTCCAAATATCCCAGCCGGGGTCTCCCTCCGAACACCAAGAGGGTTTGATAACAGTGATCTCACCGCCGAAACCGTCCTTGGAGTAATTACAGTACCGGGTAGATTCCTGACAGTAAGCCGCTAACCGATGACGGACAATTTCATGACTCACGCCACGGTCACAGGTAATACGGAGCGTGACGCTTCCATGTTCGATGACCGCTTCATGACCTCTCTTCAAGAGGTTGCGGATAAACTTTTCAGCACTGTCGGAAGTGATCTTGTTTTCCGACTTGTAACAGGTGCGTCCGGCCTGTTCTATCAGAGAGAGAAGATTGTGATAATCAGGAGCATTGACAAGCTCCACCTTGGGTTCAATGATTTTCATAGTCAGACTCCCTTCTGATACCACGGCTTGAAATTGTTAATTTTCTCATAAAGGGTTTTGCAGTCCCCGTCAAAGCAAATTGCTCTGTCATCGACATAAACCACAGCAGGAGGTTTTTCAGCCATGACTTCCAGACAAGGAAATCCATTGACCTTGAGCCAATCTCGAATGGCAATAATCCCTTCCGGCTCGGTACAACGGGAAGAAACGATAACGACTCGGTATCCTCTTTCCTGCAAATCTTCAATGACTTGCTGAATACCATCAACAGGCGGGTCAGGGATTTCGGCAGCACCCTTCCACCCGCTCTTGTAGGAATGAATGACTCCATCGAAATCAAAAACAACAGTAGGCTGATACATACTCAAACTCCTTCCACATGACTTGCCAGCATATCGGCCTGATGTGTCCAAAGGACATTTGGATAGGCTCTTACCGCTCTGGTGTAATCGTTCCACTCGGACTTTTCGGTGAAAGCTCCCATGTGATACCGGATACACAAGACCTCTTCCTCGGTCAGTGTATAAAACTGGCTCAGGAGCATAACCGATTTATCACCATGACCCTTGAGAAGAGTGTTAGGGTTATACTCCCACTCATTCTCAGAGTACAGTTCAGTTCCGTCCGAGAGATGAAGGTCTAACTTGGGATGACGGTACTGGTCAATCTTACACAAATCGTGGAAAATACCGACCAGATAGGGAGAACGGCAGTTTGCCCATTTGAGCTGCAAACTCTCAGTCAAACCGACCAAGTGTTTTGCCACGGACAGGGAATGGTCAAATAACCCTCCCTCATAATTCCCGTGATACTTGGTCGAAGCGGGAGCCACAAAAAATCCATTGGCAGTCAAGTAATCCAGAATATCAATCGTAGCGAGGGGACTTCCGTCCGGCATACGCATGAAATTCAGGAACTCAGACCGTCTATCACGCTCACTCATGGGTGGTACTCCTTTCATACTCGGGGCGATGAATACTGCGGTTCGGGTCAAAGCCGTCAGGATAACGAGCCAGGAGCTTATTGATATTCGCCGAGAAAATGTCATCGAGATTCTTCCCGATTGCAGAAGCGGTTATTGCCAGATACCAAGCCACATCGCCAAGTTCTTCGGCAATGTGTTCTGTATCGAGCTTATGTCCTTGGAAGGTAGCCTTTTTGATAATGTCGGCAACTTCCCCGGATTCTCCGCAAAGGCCGAGTACTCCGTTGATGACCATTCCGTGATGTTCATAATTCATGCCACTGGCTGTACGGAGAGCCGCTTTCTGGTACTCATTACCGGTCATTCTGAGCAACCTCCATTTCCAGAACGGTCATGATTGCATAATTGGCGAGGTCAATCAAGGTATCCCGGATAGACTCGTCATTGACTTTCTGCTCCTGACTGCGGGAGAGCGTCTTGAAACGATTGAGCTTGTCGCTTAAACGGATACGGGCCATTGCCATGCCCTCTTCTTTGAAGGTCTGACCGAAACTGTCTCCGTAATCTGCGTTCTTTGCGCAGTAGAGGGAGTGAATTTCATTGCAGATCGCTTCGTGCCGCTGGTATTTGTCCATGTATCTTATCCTCACTTTCAACAGAGTTTTCCACAAACCATTGGAGAGGGAGAGGGTAAAGATTACCGCTCTCCCTCACACTTGGTTATCCCAGCAGAGCGGCCAAATCCATAGAGGGCTTCTTAGGGGCCTGAGAGGGCGCAGAAGCCGTTTTTGCGGCAGGGGTAGTAGTAGGTGCGGCAGTCTCTTCCCAGCCGTCAGAGGGCCGTTTATCGGCCAAACGGGCGAAGGTAATGGTCTGCCCAGGCTTGTTCTTGTTCTCCTGAACATCATGCTCCACATCACACTCGATGAAATGACCAATCAGGTCGGTGTGGTCAATGTCCGTGAGAGAGAAATCGTTGAGAGCGGTCTTGGCAAAATAGCTGAACGCATTCAGCGCACCTTCGTTGGCAGAGCCATCAGATTTCAGGAGAGAGTACCGCTCGATGTGCTTGGCACCAGCCTGGGTCTGCATAGTCACTTCCAGTTTGCCAAAGGCTTCCTTGTAGTTGACCGCCGTGATCTTGAACACATAGGTTCCTTCGGGGATAAGAGTGAATCCATCGGTGAGTCCGATTCTTGCCATATTGGTTGTCCTCCTTAATTTTCAGATACGGGAAAGATAATCCCTACCAGTTCGTCATCATCGTCCGGCAGCTCAGGATACCGCTTGACCAGCAGAGCCTTACCGACACTGGTATTAGTATCAATGTCGTAGGCATACAGAATTTCGCACAGGTCGGATTTCTCAATGAGACTCCAATCGTCATTGCTGATCTTGAGGGAAATCGTGCCGTCCTTGGTCTTAAAGACCCGAATGCAGTCTTTGATTTTGCCATCAGGGTAAGGCATAATGGCCTCGGTAAGCTCCGCATACTCGGTATGACCAATCTGGTCAATCATCTTGCTAATGGCCGTGGGCATATTCTGAATGGCCGCAGCAGTTACGCTCTTTACCGTAGTGGGAATGAGCATCATAGCCGTGGGAGAAGCTAACCAGCGGTCAGCAAAAGGAAGGTCTTCGACTCCACGCTGATAGATGACTCCGCTGGAAGCAAGGGTTTTCACAAACTTCTCAAATTTCATGACAAGTCCTCCTTACTTCTTTCTGCCGCACCATACGGCATAAGTGATACAGGCAAGCAGTTCAACCATGATGGTCGAAACCACACCAGCAACAAAGGGATCAACATACATAGGTCAGCCCTCCTTAATGGCTTTCGGAGTAATCCGATAGCTGTCCTCAGTGGTGGTGTACTTCTCCAACATACCGTCCGCTTTCATAGCGTCTTTATTGATCTTGGTGGTGGAAGTACGACTGACCTCCCAGGTATAGGCGGTACCGGAAATGGATACCTTCTTGTCACCATCACAGAACTGAGAAATTGCGGACTGCTTAATCATATCGACCAGCTTCTTGTACCGCTTCTCGTCCTCAGCAATGGTAGCCTGAACCTTGTCAATCTGAGCTTTCAACTCTTCGGCTTCCTTCACCAGAGCCGCCATATCAGTTTCGGGGGAAAGATTGTTGGTACGAAGAGCTTGCAGGATTTCAGCGTCCTTCTTCTCGTCATACTCAGGAGAAAGGCCGGTGTCCACATGGTCTTTCCACCACTTCATAGCGGGTTTCACATACCGCTTCTCGAAGTCCGGATAACGCTCAGATACCTTGAAGGGCCGGGTAATCGTGTTGGCAGAGCTGCACACGAAATTCTCAGGGTGGTCATAATCGCCGGGGTCAAGGAAGGAAGCGACCATGATTACATCGTCAACTCCCAGGAGGTAGGCATAAAGAGCCGCTTGCAGAGCATAATACTCAGGAATGTCCTCTGCCCAATCCTCAACCCGCTTGGAGGTCTTCATTTCGAGAACCGTGGTGGGCTTTCCGTTCTTATCATGCAGAAGGTAGTCCCACATACCGCCGAAAACCGGAACCTCGTGGAAGAAGTCACCGAAGGTCTTCTTGAAGTAGTCAGCACCGTAAATGTCGGTAGGGGTAACCAGATTGTTCATGAAGTAAGCGTCCTTCATGTACTGAGCCTGTTTCGGCTCAATAGTCTTACCGGCAATGGTGTAGATCGTGTCCTCAAAGGGCTTCTGATAGGTGCGGGTAACCTCACACCAAATCTCGAAGGGAGTAGACCAGGGGTTAAGTCCGAGAACGGTAGCAAAGCGGGTGGCCGTCAGCTTCTTTGGACGCTTGGGCGGCACAATCTGGATTTTGTTATCACGCCATTCCATTGTTATCCCTCCTGAGACTCGTAGGCCGTCAGCATTTCGGTCACACCGGCAATGAGCTGGGCGCAAGCATCAGAGGTGATCTTGGTGAATCCCTCGGTCTTGACGGCCACACTCTGAACGAAAGACTCCTGTTCCGGGTCAATCTCCATAAGCTCCTTGAGCTTAGATTTCAGACCCTTAATCTGCTCTTCGCTGGCAGAATCGGAAGGAGGGGAAGTCAGCTCCGTCTTGATCTCCTGACGCTTCTCCTGCGTCACAGGGGGCTTTTTGGTAGGCTTGGGAGTAGGAACGGGAGAAGGACTGTCGGTAACATCATCGGCACCGGAAGTGTTGTCAATGCTGTCGGACTCGATAATGTCCAAGACAAGCTGCCACAGGTACCGGCGCATATAGGTGATAGAACTACCCAGGGCTTGCATCTCATTGGTGACAACCTTACCGGTATTGGACACGATGGGAGCAATCTGGGTGAAGGGGGCCTCGAACACAATGGGGTCTTCGTCCCGGTCATCGACATTGTAGACCTTGGCCGTTGCGAACTCCTTACCGAAGGTGGGAACCATCAACAGGCCGACTTCGGAGAAGATGGACTCAGCGGAAGGAACAATGTCCTGCAACTCGAAGTACATGAATTCCAGGTGAATGTTCTTGCCGGTCTTCTTCACACCGGCTTGCAGGAACTTCGACCGGGCGATCTGCAACTTCTGACAGGCGTTCAAAGTGCTGTAATCCACAGCAGGAGCGGCGGTCTTTTCGGATTTAGTAGGCATGATTCATTCCTCCAAGATTTTCAATAAATTTTTCTTAATATTGTTGACCTTACAAACACAAGCCGTCTTTCCAGTCAGCATTTTCCAGCGGAATTTTCTATCGGTGGGGACAAGTGACAAATCTTCCGCTTGAAACCGAATGTCGAAATCATGAACGGTATGACCGTCTGGGCGAAAGGAAACTGGTGAATCTCTGTCCCATTTCAAAAGTAATTGCCAAAGCTCGGGATAATTTTTCCTGAGCAAACGCAACTGATCTATACCTTGGTTGTGACAGAACCAACACCCCCCCCTTGTCGCAGTAGTGTAAATAGGAGAAAGTAAATCTCGTTCTTCACACCATTTTCTGCAATCAGCTTCCGTCCAACCGATTTCGACCAAGGGCATCTTGAATCCCGGTTTGTCGTGTCTCTTAATCCTTTCGGGTTCATCAACAGCTATTCCGAGATACTGCACAATATTTATCTCCGCTCCTTGTGCAAGGGAGCTGCGTGAAAACTCTGCGTTTGAGGTCGCTGGTACACCATTGCCCCTTGATGATAGGGAATCCGAGGATAAGACCCGTCTTTGAGCTTTTTGCACCAACTTCCGATTGTGTATGGGAAACCCGATATACCCCCCCCATTCCATGAGATACCGCATCAAGAACACGGGTTTTTAACCTATCATTGCACCATGCTCCCTTTTGATATGGAAATCCGGCAAATGAGGTTTCCGAAAAATTTCCACCATCTTTTCTTTTGGGAATGTGGTAAAATAATTTTTCATAGGTAAGTTTTTCACCATTGCGCATAGCGCATAGATGTTCGACTTCAATCCCAAATCGTTCCTTGATAATCTGGTCAGCTTTCACTTTGAAATCTACCATCGGGGGTAAATCAGCAGGAATATCGTCCGTGGCCCAAACCTCAGAATGAGTAATTCTGTCAAGCGGCCAACCAAGCTCTTCAATGGCTCCTAGGCAAGCTAAACTGTCTTTACCATAGGAGAGTGAAAGGACATACTCCGTGTTAGGTTCTCTTTGCATACCCTATCCCTCCAATAAGGATAACAGGGTTTTCTTCACCTTGTTCACCTTCCGGGTATTCCTCTTAGGAGGCTTCTGCCCGAGAAAATCACGGACATACCGCTTTGCCAGCCGGATATACCAATCACGGTCAACTACATCAATGCTTAGGTGATTATCATTGTCCACTACACACCTTGAAGGAAGACCGGCGATCTTGACCGGAGTGCCGGTGGTGAGGTGCATTTTGTAGAGCGTCCCGAACCGGTGATCTTCGGTAGCATACACACGGTTGACCTTCTGCACAACATTCAATTCTCCGTCAACTTCATGAAGAGCGTCACCATACTTACTTCCGGCCTTGGCTACCAACTGGAAATCTAAGAGCCGATCACACTCCATAATGGTCTTCTCTACCGGTACACCGTAGGCCAGATAATCCTTGACGGCCCTGGCTACCACACAAGCATTGTTGTTGATGTTGAACGCTCCTGCTGGTGCAATGCCCCGAACAAGAACCCCGCCTTTGATTTTCGGCTCCCCCTCGAAGGGAACCTCTACATAATTGTTCACATCTTTCTGGCAGATCATCTTTATCAGGTCTTCTTCCAACTCGAACCCGGTACGCTGTTCCCATTCCTGAGTGATTTCCTGATACCGGGTAACATCGGAGTCATCAAGGCTAACCATGATACCATCAGTGTTAAGCTGGATGATTTTCAGCGTGGGGCATTCCTGAGTGAGATGGACGGCCATTTCAAGTAGCTGCAACTGGCCTGAGATACATACTGACCGGCCCATGAGAGGGTCATAGAGGTCATTGTACTGATTGAGCATAGCCCCGTAGGTGGTGTTCAGAACCAGTTTCAGAGCGTTTGCCGTAGCCTTATCCCCTGACTTCTTCGCCTTGACACGCCGCTCAATGGTGGCGGCATACACATCGGGAGAGGGAATGTTCCGGCTACAATACCCATTCAAGATCATCTGGTGAGGGTAGTAACTGGCAGCATCTTTATTCCGAATGGAGCGAGTTTCCGTGGCTTCTTCCCGGTAACAGGGAATTGCGCCGTGAATACCTCCGTAGGCAATCGTGCAAGGGCAATCTCCCACGGTGATCTCCAACTTTTCCTTGAACACTACCTCATTGGGAATGCTCATGTCTTTCAGCCGGTCAAAGAAGTCAAACACCTTTTGCGGGATATACTGCTTCAACAGAGCCGGTGGGTACTGGTACTCACGCTCGTCATAGTGGGGCTTCGGTTCTGCGTCAAGGTAAGCTGCGGTCAACTTGGCATTGGTCATATAGAGGGCCTTTGCTGGGTAAATTCCCTTTTCTTTCCCCAGAGTAAGTTTGCTGGAAAGATAACCCTGCCGCAGATCGTCCAACTGGTCAGTTGCGTCTACATCGTGCTTGCAGTAAAAAATGACTTCATCAAGTTCCTGCTGAGTGAGAGGCCGGTTGATGTTAAAACTTACCGTTGTTTCTCGAATATCCATCCCCAAGTGCGCTTCAATGGCTTTCAGGGATAGACCCATCTGGCAGTCATCCATGAGATCATATTGGTCAAAATAGACCCGGCTCTCACGCAGATCAGGGTGTTCCCACCCCTCATGTCCCTGCACGATGATAAAATCGTTGACTGCTTTGACCTGTTCCGGGGTATAATCACAGAGGACGGCTTTCAAAATGAACTGGTCATAGTGCTTATTATTGAAGCCTCCCAAAAGGGGTTCTTGCTCCATGAACTGGCGCACAGCCTCATTATCGTTGTGGATGACCGTGTACTCTTTCGTGGTCTTGTGCTTAAAAACAAAGAGCCAATCGAAAGCGAAAACCTCACAGTCAAAAATATAGCGATCATCAATCATCTTTCACACAGGCACCTCCTTTTACAAATTTCCCCATTGGTCAACCATGGCCTTTGCAATACCGGGGAAGGTCTTAGACGCTGTTACAGGGTCATGTGCCGTTCCTTTTGACCCTCCGCCTCCACGAGAAAAAGCCCCTGTATTGCTGGGAAGAAATGGAGTGTGTTCAGTCATGATTTTTGTAGGTTGAAGAGGCGGCAAGCCTTTCAGCCACAAGAGCGTTGCTTTACTGTATGGATGACCATATTCGTAGGGTTGAATGACCTGTGTAGGGGGGGGAAGTCTTACAACTTTCAATGGCCTTGGGTTCTCAACACAAATTCTGGGACAATCGGCCATTAAAAATCTCATGAAAAACGCTTTCGCTTTCATAGCGAGGTCATAGCGTTCTTGTGACAACTCTCCCGCCTTGGGGTACATCCATCTGGCTCCTGCCTTGCTCATGTAGGTACAAGGTGGATGGGCGATAATCATATCCCACCTGATTTTCAGAATTTCAAGAGCGTCCGCCCGAAGATGATACTCAGGGTGTCCACCACTACACTCTACAAGATCACAACTATAAGCCTCGTGCCCGGCCTCCCGGAATGCGTTCGCCACGGTCTGGCTCTCTTCACAAGCAACAAGAACTCTCACCTTACCGCCCCCTCTAACCAATGACAGCCAAGTTTTCGGTAAGTGGTACAGCGTTTCTTGAAGCTGCGGACGAGATACTGAATACCGTTGTCCACATAATCATAGACAACAGGTGTCACCTTTCCTTCAAAGGTACGGGCAACCCGGCCCACACTTTGAGCGATCACGGCATAATCTTTTTGGGGAGTCACTAAATAGAGCCGGTCAAGCCGTGGAATGTCCAGCCCCTCTTTTGCCAAAGCATAGGTGGCGAAGAGGAAGTGTTTCTTACCGGCTCTCATATCCTCAATGGCTTTTTCTCTTTGAGTTTTACCCTTTTTAGAAGTCATCTTCCCATCTACCATGACTGACTTATCTCTCAGTTCTTTTGGTAAATGCTTCATGAGATATTCCAAGTGAGAGAGCCTATCGGAGAGAATGAGATTGTAGTGACTGCCATTAGTCACCAGATCACAGACAATTTGCCCGTTCCGGCGAAAATCCTCAGCCAAATAATTTACCAGTTTCGCATAGATAATCGTGCCGTCAGTATCAAGGAACTCTTTACTCAGGCCAATGTTTGTGTACCGGGGAAGAATGCTGACCGTCATGATCTTATCCGCTACGGCTTCGTCCGGCACCTGATAGGCTATCTTTCCAAGTAAGGCATAGGTAGCTGCGATCATACCATCTGCCCGGTGAACCGTTGCAGAGAGGCCATATTTATGCCGTGCGGCCAGAGCATTCAGCACCTTGGAGAACTGCGTGACTGCGGTAGGTGTACCGGCTACCCGATGGCACTCGTCCACGATGACACAACCCCAAGTGTTCTTATACCGATCAAGGTCGAGATTGCACATGGTCTGAACCGTAGCAAAGGTGATACCTCTGCCAATGTGAACCCTTCCCTCGGTGATTGTACCGGTCAAGTCAGGGTTCATATACATCTCAGCCCGGTTTTTGCTTTGCAGAAGCAAATCTCTCGTGTGGGTCAGCCACAGTGTCTTTTCACCTATCGCACAGGCCAGAGCAATTCCGATCTGGGTTTTTCCTGAACCCGCCGCACTTTGCAAAATTCCCTTTCCGCTTTCCACCAGGGCGGCTTTCGCCTGTTCCTGATACTCATAGAGGGGAACAACACACTGGTAATCTACCGGTTCCTGCTTGGCAAATTCCATGGACACATCAATGAACGGGGATAGCCTGAGAACATCATTGAAGCACCCATAAGGGAGAACCAGTGTGTTTGCGTCCCACTCCATCAGATACAACTTCTGGGGAGTGTTCCCGAGCCAAAGGTTCATTCTGGCCTTTTTGGTGTAGTCCGGGTTTGCCAGTACCAGATTTTTCTTACACCACGCAATCAGTTCCGGGGAAGGGTCTTCAATGCGAAGCCGGTTTGATACTACCATCCGCATTTCAACACCCACGCTTCCAGAGGAAGCCCATACTGACGAATATCCGGGAGGTAGATAGATTTCCGGTTCAGCATGAAACTTTCCATATCTGCCAGAGATAGGAACCAGATTTCTTCGTTTGTCAGGAGAAGAGCGAACCACCCTTCACCGTTCCCAGTCTGCCTCCACAATCTCATAGCCGAATACTGATTTTCTTCAATTCGATCAAGACGGAAAATGTTTTTCTCGCACACCTTACAGTCAATGGGATAGGTGTTACCGTGTCGAGCTGCGATCACATCGAAAGGCTGACCCTGCTTGTTCTGAGCGAGGTTGTGCGCCCAGAAGCCAAAATCCGAAAGCCTACGGCATAGTGTCTGCTCGAAGGAAGTGCCTACCTTGCGGTTATCATTGGTCATGGAAATCACTCTCCATTTCCGCAATGTGTACCGTCAGGTCGTGAACCTTGGCTTTCAGGTCTGTAATAGACCTTGCCAGATTGTTTTCTCGTTCGGCCTGTTCTTCCCGCAAGGCTCTGAAATACTTTAGAGCGTCAAAGCCCATATACTTGTCAATCAGGTATTCGAGATCGTCAACAGAGAACAGGGTTTCGTTCTTTCCGTTTATCAGCGTAATAACCCTTGGGTATTGCATATCTTCTCCTTTCTCACCGCCCCTTCCGGGGCGGGATGATACGGGATTTTGGATTAAACGCAGAAGCCGAAGGACACGCCAGCACTGTTGTCGGCGTTGTTATAGTTGGCGTTGCCGTCACTGCCGACATCGCAGAAGCTGCTGGTGCCGCCGCTACGAGGAGAACGCTCCCACCGCCAATCCCGCTCACCGTTCTGCTTGCACTTTCCGTATTCGGTATTCTCCTGACGATACCAGTCATACCACTTGCCTTCTCCGCCGATAGAGTAAATCTTCCGGCCAAAAATCTCCTGCTCGGAGAGGATAAACAGAGGATCAGAGGTCATCCCGATCTTCTGACTACCACCGCCCAGACAGGTTTCCTTCAAGCAAGGTTTGATGACACTGAGTAAATCGTCAGGAAGCAGTTCGATGATGGAATTGTTCAACATCTTGCGGAGCTGAGAATTCTGCCAACCACCCTTGTTCGTGTATTCCGGGTTCATCTGAAAATCATCATTGAGGGTTTCCACCGTTTCAAAGCTGATCGGGAGGATATTGCTGTGCTTGTCTCTATCATGATTGAAACCGATGATACGGACATGAATGGTGGTGCCATCTTTCAGCTGCACCGTCTTGGTATCACCCAGAGAGAAAACCTTATCGGCCATTCCGCTCTTGCCGTACATATCAATCTCGGCCCAAGAGCAATCGTCCAGTTTCATCTTCGGGAGATCAGGAATACCGTAAATCCGGCCATCGGCGGGAACCTTGCAACAGGGACAAACAGGAGGCTTCTGCATGGAGGCAATGACTTCTTTCTGGTAATTGATCGTCCGCTCCATGCGGTCAAACTCAGCTGCAAGCTGGGAAAATACATTCCTATTCATGTGAAAATCTCCTTTTCAATTTTCAAAAAGTCTGGTATAATCAGATTGAGCATTTACGCTTGCCGTTCTCCGGTCTGCTACACCGGGAGCGGCTTTTCTTTTTCTGCGTGGGGTAAAAGGCTCCGGCCAATTTGCAGAACACATAGAAACAGGTCAAGGCTAAAACCATGTGAATTGTCCCGGTGCCAAGGGATAGCATATTCTGTTCCACGGCTCCGATTGTTCCATAGAGCCAGAAGAACGAGAGAAACGCCAAAACTCCGAAAAACCTTCTCATTCTGTTACCTTCTTCCATGTGTAATCTTTGCCGGTTCTCTGTCTGTACCAGTCCTCAAACTCTTTCCGGTGCCCTTCATCGGTGAAATACTCCCGGACTCTCTGAACCAGCAACAGGCTTGCGGCTCTGGCCTGAGCTTGCACCTCTGGTACAAACACGCTCATGGCTCCTTACACGGCCCCATGCGCTCCTGATACTCTCTCAGAATAGAAAGGGAACGGCGAAGAATTTCGTCCGCCTTGCTACCGGTACGGACACCGGCCAGTGTTGCCGACATTTCAAACTTGTCGGTCATCAGTCCTTCATCGGACAACTGCCGAATGAGCCATGTGTAGGTCAGACTAAAACCTTCTACGAGGGTTCTGATCTGCTCTGCAATGCTGGTGCGCTCAGGCTCACTCAGCCGTACCACAGGTGCGTCAGGTGTCCAGTAAGGGCGAGGGGTGGGGGTTGCTCCCATCGTGTTACCTCCCTTCATTCGATTTACAACAAAAGTTATAAATTATCCTTGCAAGGGAAACTCTCTTATGCTATACTGGACTTGCCACAGAACAATAAGCATTCGAGATTTCCTTTTGACTCAGGAGCCGAATTTCTTTTCAAAGAAGAGAAATTTGACCCCTCGGATTAGTGTTGCCTGTTTGTAACTTTCGTTGTTGTTATGAGTATATCTTACTTTTCTAAGAATGTCAATAGGGAACTCTACTTTTTCTAAGAATTTTTTGAGGTGGTGTTTTCATGGACATTGGCATGACTGTTGAGCGGATTAAAGCACTGAGTAAAACAAAAGGGATTAAGATGAAATTCCTCTGTTCTACTCTCGGAGTGCGTGAAAATTACTTCAATGACTGTAAAAATAAGCAGTTGAGCATACCAGAAGAACTAATTCAGAAAATAGCCGTAGTCCTTGAAACAACTCCTGAATACATTTTAGGTCAAACAGATAACCCCCTTCCTCATTCTGACCAGATCAAAGAGTATCTGCCCTATGAGAAAAGGGGTATGCGTCCTGTTATCGGCTTGGCCTCCGCTGGGGTAGGAGTGATTGCGGAAGAGATGATTTTAGGCTGGCAATATGTAGATGACGAATACGACAATGAGAATTGCTTTTGGATTAAGATTGCCGGAGATAGCATGTCCCCGAAGATTGATGACGGTGATTTAGTCCTTATCCAGCGTGAAGTAGACATTGAAGATGGAGATATTGTCGTGGCCGTTGTAGATCGGCAAGACGGCTTTATCAAACAAGTCCACTTTGAAGAGAATGTCCTTACCCTGCATTCTTTCAACCCCTACTATCCTGATATGGTCTTTAGAGGGAATGAGATCAAGCAAGTTCGGTTTGTAGGTAAAGCCCGAGAGGTGAAGAGAATTCTATGAAGAAGTTCAAATTCCCCATTGATCTGTCTATGCTGACAGAAGAAGAGATCAACCAATTTCGGGAAGACCCTTCTACTCTGTTCCAAGGTGATACCGATGTGTGTCTTTATCTTCGGTTCAGTTCAGAGCGGCAAAAGGAACAGTCTATCGAAGGACAGCTGCGGGATTGCATAGCCTACTGCAAGCGGAAAAACTACCGCATTGTAGCCATCTATGTTGATCGTGCTACCACAGCTCGGAAAGATGTAGAGAAGCGAGTCCACTTCCAAGAGATGATTACGGCCAGCGTACACCAGACATGGAAACTGGTCGTTGTTTGGAAACTTGACCGCTTTGCCCGAAACCGGGAAGATAGTGCTGTCTTCAAAATGAGGCTCAGGAAGAACGGTGTTAAGGTCGAGTCTGCCACCGAGGGTATTTCTAAAAACCCGGAAGGTATCATCTTGGAGGCCGTCTTGGAGGGTATTGCCGAATACTACTCCGCCGATCTCTCCCAAAAGATCACCCGAGGCATGAGAGAGTCCGCCTTGAAGTGTCACAGCATAGGCGGTCATGTTCCTCTTGGCTACAAGATTGAAAATCACAAACTGGTCATCAATCCTGATACTGCTCATATTGTCCAAGAGGCTTTTGAACTCTATGCCAATGGAGAAACCGTAGCCGATATTTGCCGTATGTTCAATGCTAAAGGCTACCGGACAGCCAAGGGAGCTGAATTCAACCGGAACAGCTTTAAGTCTATGTTTCGCAACAGAAGGTATATCGGAGTCTACCGCTACAAAGATTTTGAGAAGGAAGGGGGCGTTCCGCCCATCATCGACAAGGATTTGTTTGAAACCGTCCAAAAACGGCTCTCAGCGAACGCAGAAGCCCCGGCAAGGGGCAAGGCTAAGGTAGATTACCTCTTGGCCGGAAAACTGTTCTGCGGTCATTGTGGAGGCTCTATGAACGGGGAAAGCGGCACCAGCAAGACCGGAGCCGTACACAACTACTACGCCTGTTACACCAGGAAGCGTCAACACTCTTGCGATAAGAAGCCTCTCAGGAAAGAGTGGATTGAACAGATCGTGGCTCAGGACGCTATGGAGCTGCTGACCGATGACACTATTCAGGAAATGGCTGATATGGCAATCTCCCAAACAGAAAAGGACTTGCGGGAAAATACTCGCATTCCTGAACTGTCCGAAAGGATGAAGGAAACTGAGAGCGGTATCGCCAATATCACAAAGGCCGTGGAGAAAGGCATTGCCTCTGACGCTCTCATGAGCCGTCTGGTAGAATTGGAAAAGGAAAAGAAAAATCTTCTCCGGTTGATAGCCGAAGAAGAAAAGTATGTCTGTAAAATCGACAGAGATCAGATTGTCTATTGGCTTACCAAATTCAAGAACGGCAACATTGAAGACGAGAACTTCAAGAGGATTATCATTGATCTCATGGTAAACTCAGTCACAGTATGGGACGAGCCTGACGACTTCCGTATTACCACCGCATATAATCTAACCTCCTGCAAAAACAAGACTTTCCGAATACCCTCTTCCTCTGATAAGGGGTTCGGATTTGAGGGGTTAGAGTCCACCATTTTAATCGCTGGTCGAACCCCAGGCGACAAGATCA